TTTATAAGAGAAAATAAGGTAGACGTTTTACAGGCTGCTGGTGGAGAAGCTCAGAAACAAGCCGCTGAAAGATCACTTAAACAGATAAACGTGTTAGAGGGAACGCTTACAAAACGTGTTGGCGGTACCAAGGCAAAGCAAGCAATGAAGCAGTTGTTCCAGCAAGACTTGATGAAAGAATACAAGTTACTGCTAAACCAGATTGCCAAGGGTAACTCAGAAAGTGTCGCAAAAGCTCAGCAAAAACTTGGTCTGGCAATGAGTTTCAAAGAGGCAGAAAAGTTTGTGGCAGACACGGCAGATATCGGAGCCAATCTGGCAAAGTCTGATCTCGACAGCGTTGTTGCTCGTCTCCGTTCTTTGGATGCGCTAGATAAACGCAGCGGTAATTTCTACAGAGACCTAATTTTTGGTGAAAACTGGGGCCGGGTAGTTAATGCAACGGCAGAGGAAACAGCGGTTAAGAAAAACGCTGCTATTAAAGGATGGGCAGATGATTGGATTACTGCTCGTAGCGGTACAAACGGCATAGAAAATATGAAGGAATTATTTGGCAAGGAAATCTATCAGGGTATGGACGACTTGGCGCTTAACATACGTGGCGCTTTGAATGTCGATCCAAATGCTGGCGCATTATCAGTTGCTGAACAGCCGGTAAGTTTTCTACGTAGACTTTTACGGTTAGACTTCCCCGGTGCGCTAAAACCTCTGAGTTTTATTTTTGGAACAAAGCAATTTGCTCCCGGTACTCCTGCATGGAACAAAGTAAACAAAATGCTAGAGCAAGGTAAATCTCCCAACGAGTTACTTAAAGAACAAGCGGGTTCTGGTAATATGGCCGTAAAGGCTGCACAGAAATCTGTCAACGGCGTTATGGCTGGTAGAAACGGGTTGTTTGCTGCCGCTGTTTCTTCTTACCTAAACGAGGCTGACCAAGTGTATCCTACTGAAGACGAGGTTCCGGTCGTAGCTCCTAAGAATATGGAGAACACTGCTCCTGAACAGCCAGTGCAACAAAGTATGCTGCCAATGAATACAGGAGTGGCAGCAATACAGCAGATTGCCAGTATGCTACAGCCGCAGACGGTGCAGAACGTGGGCGTGTCTAGTCTGGAAGAGGGCGCTGATATAGCAAGGAGTGCGGCATAATGCCTAACATATTTGATCAGATAGAAGAGGCGGCTGCTAGGGCAGGAGCTACCGAAGTTCTAGACGACATTAAAGACAGGGCTGTGGAGGGAGCGGTTAAACTTGGAGCAATGGGGGCTGCTTCTGCTCTTGGTCCCGAAAACGTGAACAGGGTTGAGCAGTTGGCGCGTCAATTCGATAACAGGGTTATAGAGCCTGTTAAGGATGAGCTTCCACAGGGAGTGGGCCTAGGCGTAAAACCTGATTTTATGGACCCTGCGGCCACCACCGTAACACCTAGTCTAGACCTGTCTGTTTTAAGCCCGTACATTGAAGGACAAGCGCAGACAACCTTGGGCCAAGGTGGTGTACAGAACTTCAACATTGACGCACAGGTGCCAATGGGTGGCGGGTTTTCTGGCACATTGAACTACGGCCCACAAAGCGGTACAATGGGTGTCAACTATGAGCAAGACGGTTTCAATGCTTTTGTTAATGCTCCTGTGCCTGAGCGAACCGCTAGTGTTAAGGGCTTGCTCGACAGCATCACAGCCGGTTTCCGGTACACAAGGAACTTCTGATATGGCTGAAGGACTTTTAGGGCTGGGTATACTTCCAGAAAAAAGAGAACTCTTGTCTATGGGCAAGGGCGCTTTAAGAAGCGTTGGCTTACTTGATGAGGCTAAAGATTTATACAATTTTGGACAAAATGTTTTCAACCCTGCAACTATTCCGGTGGCGCAGGACGATAATTTTATGCAGGAGCTTCTAAAGTACTCTCAAAAAAGTAACACACCGATAGAAAATTTACTAGCTGTAATGTCTTTAGAAACAAAAAATACTTTTAATCCCAGCATTAGAGCTAAAAACTCAAGTGCTACAGGTTTAGTTCAAATTTTAGATTCAACCGCAAAAGAGTTAGGAACTAGCACTGATGATTTAAGAAAGATGTCTAGAACAGATCAGTTACCTTTTGCTATTAAAATTTTTGATAGAAGCAGAGGAAGCACAAAAACTCCAAGAAGTTTAGTGGACACTTATTTAAGTGTGTTCGCCCCGGCTCATGTAAATAAGAGCATGGATTACAAAATTTACAAAAAAGGTGGAAAACGCTACGCAGCCAACCCCTCTCTTGATCCTGACAAAAAGGGATACATAAGCAAAAGAACTATACAAAAAGCGTTACAACCATTTTTACAGAACGCAAACAAAATAATACAAGAAAGACAGCAAGCCTCTACTCCTAGTCTTTTAAGGTAAATTAGAATAATGGAAGGCGGAATAGACATACGGCTGGTGGTCACCGTTGCAGGTATCCTGTTCAGCGTGGCCGGAGCCAGTGCCGTTGCCAAGATGCAGATCAAACAGTTGGTAGAAAAGCTGGAAGACATTGAACAACGTATGCGTAAGATGGACAGCCGTGAAGACAAGTTGGCTACGTTGACCGAGACGCAGGAGCAGAGGATAAACATCTTGGCAAAGATGGCAAGTCCAGAAAACCTACGCAGGGACCATATGCAGCTATCAGAGCTTTTGACTAATGTCAAACAGTTAGAAAAATTCTGTGACAGGTTATATGCTATGCACAATGGCAAG